GAAAGTCTAAATATCATACACATGTAGTGCCTAATTGGGAAATAATCAAGGATTTGTGCAGGAATGGTGCAACTGATGCTACTATTTGTAAAAGAATAGACGTGAATCATGATAGTTTTTGTAAATATAAGAAACTGTTTCCTGAGTTCGCTGAAATCTTAAAAAGAACTAAAGATTATATTGATTCACAAGTTGAAAATGCTCTGTTGAAAAGGGCTTTGGGATATAGAACAACTGAAGTTACAAAAGAAAGAATTCAAGATACTAGACAGAAAAGTAGACATAAAGATGATGGTGATATGACATTAACTGAAGGTGATTGGGAGTTTGCGGTTACTTACTTCAATGATAGGTGTTGTTATTGTGGTGAAGAGAAGGATTTGACTAGAGATCACTTGATTCCGCTTGATAGTGGTGGAGAATTTCATCGTAATAATATAGTACCTTGTTGTCAAAGTTGTAACTCAAGTAAAAAGAATAATGAGTTTGAGACTTGGTTTAAAAAACAAAAGTTTTACAGTGAATATAAAGTTAAAAAAATACTTGATTATATAATATTTATAGAGAATTTAGAATTGAAAGAGAATAATTATTCATTAGTGATTACAAAAGAAGTAGTTAGAGATGTTGCTCCTGATGTGGTTGCTCAAATATTTTGGTTAAAGAATAGACGAAAGGATGAATGGAAGAACAAACCAGAGGATAAAATTAATGATGAAAGTGTTATAAAAGAGTTTGTTAGTGCATTGAGGAACATTAAATAAATTATTACCCTGTTAACTCACGAAAGTGGCAACCTCCTTCAATAAAAAAAGAGTCTTTAAGGCTGATAATGCAACGATAGAAGTCAGGATAAATAAGCTATTGTGCAGGGTTTACAATATATTAATTGGAGTTGATGCAAATGAAAGTTATCAATCCTATATTAAATATAACTATAATAGATTAATTCGAGAGACTTTTGCGAGTCTCTTTTAGTGCGTTTAGGAGTTGATGGAAATGGAAGAAAAGAAACCACTCCAATTTACTAAGAAACAACTTGAAACTATTAGGTATTCAAACAATCATCAACCTAGAATATTAATAAGCCATGGGTCAAAAAGATCAGGTAAAACCTTTCAAGATATATTTATTTGGTTTGAAATAGTGGCGAGTCATTACGATAAGGGTTTAAAGTTTATAATGGTGGGAAACACGCTCGGAACATTAAAAAGAAATATAATATCTGAAATGGAGAAACAGTTTGATTTTAGAGCTAGATTTAATGATAGAAACGAGTTTATATTCTTAGGTAATACTATTGCTTGTTTCGGTGGAGGTAAGGCTGACAGCTATGCCACTATACAAGGTTTTGATGCACAAGGGGCTTTTATTAATGAAGGGACTTTGATTCACGAGAACACTTTCAGAGAGTGTTTAGCCAGATGTTCGAATGATGGGGCTAGAATAATTGTAGAAAGCAACACAGAGAACCCGAATCACTATTTAAAGAGGGATTTTATAAATAATGCAGGCCAGAAGTTGAAGACAGGTAGAATTGATATAGCTGAATTTAATTATCAAATATATGATAATATGAGAAGCAGTGGAGGATTTATAGCTGATGAAACAGTAGAGTCTTTCGTTAAAAATCTTCCTGAAGGAATGTGGAGAGATAGAGATGCTTTTGGAAAATGGGTAGCTGCTGAAGGTGTTATATTTGAACAATTCAACCAGAATAAACACCTTATAGACTACTTTCAAGAATGCAGTGAATATTATATCGGGATTGACTATGGAACTGCTAATCCTTGTACTTTTATTCTTTTAGGTAAATACTTAAATAAGTTTTATATATTAGATGAATATTATCACGATGGAAGAAAAAGCAGGGCAAAGACAGACGGTCAGTATTCGGAAGATTTGAGAGATTTTATAGAAAAAACTAGGTTTCTAAGAAAACAAAAGAGAATTGATAAGATTATAATTGACCCGTCGGCTAAGTCATTCATAACTCAATTGAGGCATGATAAATTTGCAAATATAAGAAAAGCAAATAATAAAGTTCTTGAAGGAATAAAAAATGTTGCAAATAGATTTCAGAATGACCAACTTTACATTAATAAAAAATGCGTTCATACTATCGACGAATTAGGTAAGTATTCTTGGGACACTAAAAAGACAGAGGATAAGCCATTAAAAGAACACGATCACGCTTTAGATGCTATTAGGTATATATTTAATACTGCTTATCCACTAAGAAATACAGGAATAGCAACACTAAAAAGAAACTAGAGGTGAAAAATGGGGTTAGAACAGTTAATTAAGATAGGTGAATCATTTCCAAGAAAGCAAGAGCAGTTAAGAATTAATGAGATAAAAGAAAATGAATTGTTATTCAGAGGGAATCATTACAGAGTGTTTGAAGGTGAATTTTTAGAAAGATTGAATTTGCTTGATAAAAAGTATCAAACTAATATTATAAAGGAATTTGTGGGAAGTGAACCAATTACTTCAGCGGAATCATATATCACGATAGAGAATTTTTCTGCTGCTATATCGGCTCTGTATGCTGATCTATGCTTTGGTAAAGCTCCAGACATAACTACAGACGAGAAAGACAAAGAAAAGTGGTTGGCTGATTTCTTGAAGGACCAGAAATTTAATATATTACTACATACAGGAGCTTTAATTCAGTCTTATAAAAAAGATTGTATTTATAAAGTTTCTTTAAATGAAGGTAAAGCAGAAATAAACCTAATTCCAACAGAATATTATTTCGCAATTCCTAGCACTAGGAATGCTTTTAAAGTTGAAAAGGATGTTCTAGCATGGAAAGTAAAAACTGATAATGATAGTGTTGAAATATTAAGGGTTGAAATTCATAGTGTTGGAACTGTAGAATATAAAGCATATCAAATTATAGATGGATTAGTAACAAAAGAAATTGAATGGAATGATGAATTGTTAGGTGAAGCACCTTCAAATCAAATAGAAACGACTGATATTGCGAGGTCGTTAGTATTTAAGATTCCTAATATGATGTTAGATAATACTCTTTATGGTCTTAGTGATTATCAAGGAGCAAAAACATTATTTAGAGATTTAGATATCAGATTATCACAAATTGGCAGGATATTAGATAAACATGCTGCACCAAATATGTTTGGTTCTGAATTGAATGTAAATGAAAATGAAGATACTAAAAAACTTGAAGTTAAAACAGATACTTATTATATAGTTGGTGAAGGTGAGGTAGCTCCTGGATATTTAGTTTGGGATGGTCAACTGGAATCAGCATTCAAAACAATAAAGGAAATTAAAGAAGGAATATATATATCAACTGATACAAATGAAGCAGCCTTTACAATGAGTAAAGAAGGCGGAGTTTTATCAGGTACAGCTATTAAAAAAGCATTATTCAGAACCTTATCAAGAACAGAACGTAAAAAAATGTTTTGGGAAGGAAACCCAGATGAAATGATCAAAATTGCTTACAAGTTAGAAACTAAAGGTGATATAGATGTTAAAGTTAAGTACAATATTGGATTGCCTAGAGATGAAAAGGAAGAAGCACAAATAGCACAAATAAGAACTGGAAATAAAGCCACTCAATCAGTAAATACATCAATCAAAAGACAAGATGGACTAACTGAAGAGCAGACAGAAGAAGAAATAGTTAAAATTGATGCAGATCAGAAAAGAGAAGAAGGAACAATAGGTATAGTTAGTGCAGGTTTTAATCTTGGAGAAGATGAAGAGGTTGAGGAAGGAGCGTAAACAATGTTAATTAAGCTAGAGTTTGATACTGGTGAGTCACTCTTTAAAGAAGTTGACAGGTTTGGAATAGCTACAAATGAAGAAGGTGATGTAGTTGTTCAATTTGGTGAATATGTTGGTGAAAACGCTGTTTTAATAAAGTTTATAGAATATATAGAAATGGACTACATGCCTTTTATGGATAGAGAACAACTAGAAGCAAAAGAACTTGAGATAATAGAGAAAACTTTTGCAGAAGTTGAAGAAAACAGGACGTTCCATTGATTTATAAAGTGATGGATGTCCATTTCGAAATATTGGAATTATATCACGGATATTTGTTACCTTTTCTTTATGTCAATTTCAGAGAGAGACAAATCACGATATGTTTTTTAGTATTTTGTTTAGATATATTTTTATTTCCAAAAGAAGAAATAGAAGACGAGCAACCTCTGGAGTGATAACATGGCTTTTAATCATGAATTAGCAGAAAGACAATTGATAGAGATATACACAAAGGCACTTGAAAGATTGAGTAATAAACTAGTGAATGCTAAAACAGCTTCATCGGTTGCAGTTATGGAAAGACAATTAATAGCAGAAATAAGAAAAGAAATGATAGTTTTAGATAAAAATATGTTAGCTTATACTAATCAAGTCCTTTTAAAAACTTACAATTTAATTTCTGATGAAGTTAAGCAATATATGATTAATAGAAATATAACAAATTTTAGTGCTTTAGATAAAAAAGGTTTAGAAATAATTGCAAATAATTTGTATAAAAACTTTAATAATGGGATTAATTTTGTAGGTAGGCACTTAATAGACCAAGTCAGGACAGCAGTACTAGAAGCTTCAGCAGAAAAAGTAGCAACAGGTGCAGCAAGTAAAATCTTTAAAGAGTCACTAGCTGATAATCTAAAGAACAACGGAATGATGTTCGTTAAATATGAAAATGGCACACAGATGAGCTTACAAGCCTATTCTAATATGGCTATAAGAACAGCAACAACTGAAGTAGTTAATGTGGCAACAACTGATATAGTCAGAAGCACTGGAAGGAACTTAATTCAGATAACACAGCACTTTTCACCATGTCCGATTTGTGCTCCTTACGAAGGTCGAGTTTATAGTTTAGATGAAGGTGATCCAGATTATTCATATATTGGGAATGTAGCAGGTTTTGGAAATGGTTATCAAACTATTCATTCAAATTGCCGTCACAGATTAGTTCCTTATATAATTGAATTTGACAAAGATGCTGAAAAAACTAAAAAAGATTCGAATAAACCTTTTAAGGATGAAAGGACACAAACACAAAAAGATTTCTATAATAATAGACAGAAACAAAATCAGATTAGTAATGAACAAAAGAAGTTAAAAACAGAAAAGATATTATTAAAGCAAAAAGAAGATAAAACTTCAAAAGAAAAAAGGAGACTTGAAACAATAAATAATAGAGAAAAAGTATTGTGGGAAAGGAAGAAAGATAGTAAAAAGTGGGAAATGGACACAATTAACGAGGTAGCGACGAAGGGTTAAGTGTAGAATGAAAGCATATTTTATATTAATAACTGTAATATTAACAGCTTACGCAATATCACTATTAGTAATTTTTCACTAAAAAGAATAGCCTATAAGGCTTTTATGGATAAAAACCAACATCGCACGTCAGAGGATGTAAAACAGACGTAAAAACCGAAATGGGGAGAGTGTAAAGAAATGGCAGATGAATTAAAGAAAGATGAAGTTATTAAAAATCAGGAAACAGAAAACACTGAAGCAACTGGGGACAACAAAACAACCGATACTGTACCTTATAAGAGATTTAAAGAAGTTAATGATGACTCGGCTAAGTATAAAGCTTTATACGAGCAATTACAAACGCAGATCACAACATTAACTGAAACATTGAAGTCAACTGATCCTGGAAAGATCAAAGCAGAATATGAAACAAAGTTAGGAGTAATTAAACAAGAAAACACAGAAGCAATGAAAGAATTAAGTGTAAAAACAGAATTGGAAAATGTAGTTGATAAAGATGCTTTTGTTACTTTATTCAGTAAAGAAATAAAAACTCTTGAAATGGATGATACTGGAAAGGTAAAGAAAGAGGGACTTGATGCTTTAATTGTGAAGGCTCAAGCAGATAGACCGTTTCTATTTAGTACGGAAATACCTGCTGTTCCTAATACTAATATAGCTAATCAGGGAGTACCAGGGAATGCAACACAAAACAATACTACATCTAAAGATCAAATAATTTCAGATTATCAAAAAGCACTAAAAGCAGGAGATACAGATTTATGTATCACTTTAAAAAGTCAGATTTGGGGACTTAATAAATAAAAACGGAGTTGATTTAAATGGCACAAGTAACAGAACAGGGAACATTGTGGAACTTACCAAATTTTAGTGGTGAATTATATACAGCAGATGCAACAAAGACACCTCTGTTAGCAG